TATTTAATGATCTAATGGATGATGATGATAGGTATTTATATAAGAATGTACTGATTCCAGCAAGTAATATGCTGATTGATGTTGAAATGAATGGTATTAAGATTGATAGAGAGCAGATAAATGTATTAGATAAGCGAATGACTGCTGAAATTAAAGAGTTTAGATCTGAAATAGCTGATATTGTGGATGAAGCTGGTTGGAATCCAGAAGGTTATATTATTAGAACTGATGCTAAAACTAGACCGGAGGAGTTTAATCCGAACGCATACCCACAGTTATTTGATCTGATGTTTAATATATTTAAAGTAGAGAAGCATAATGGTAGGTCTAGTACTGATGAAAAGGCTCGTAATTACTGGGTGAATAAAGTGTTAGCTGAGGATAGTCTTGCTTATAAATTTGTGGAGAAGCTGAGTGAATTTAAGAAAGTGAAAAAGATGCACTCTACTTATGTGAAGGGTTTTAAAAAGCATATTAGATCTGATGGTAGGGTGTACTCCATCTTTTTACTTTATGGAACTGTTACTGGGAGATTATCCTCTAAAGATCCGAATATCCAGAATATACCTCGTGATAAAGAGATTAAGAATCTGTTTACTGTAGAAGAAGGACATACTTTAATGGAGATTGACTACTCACAGGCTGAGCTGAGGACTATTGCTTATTTATCTGGTGATGAATTTATGAAGGATGTTTATAGGAGGGGTAGTGATCTTCATGATGAAGTTGCTAAAGAGTTCTTTGGCCCAGACTTTACTCCTGAACAAAGAACTTTTGTGAAGAGTATAAATTTTGGTATTCCTTATGGGATTTCAGCTTACAGCCTGGCCGAGGATTTAGATATCCTGGAAAAGGAAGCTCAAAAGTATACAGAAAAGTGGTTTCAAGAAAAACCACAGGTTAAAAAATTCATTACTAAATATAAAGCAAAACCAGCGAAAGGAGAGCCACTTGAAACTCCTTTTGGCCGTAAACGTAGATTTGGAGCAATTACTTCCAAAAATAAATGGTTTGTGCAGCGGGAAGCAATTAATTTTCCTGTCCAATCTGTGGCAAGTGATCTGACTTTACTTTCTGCAGTAAGGTTAAACCCAAAAGTAAAAGGATTAGCAAAAATTGTAAACCTTGTCCATGATAGTATTGTAATGGAAGTTCCAGAAGAAAATATAGAAAAAGTGGCCCAGATTGCTAAAAATACTATGGAGGAAACTCCCAAACTATACCTTGATAATTTGGATATTCCTTTTATAGCTGATGTGGAAGTTGGAAAAAGTTGGGGGAAAATGAAAGCATTTAATATAGAAAAATAGAAGGGGTTGATAACTATTGTTAATCTTAAGCATTGATCCGGGGGAAACTTCCGGATTTACACTACTCAATGAAACTGATACTCTAGCTTACGATAAAACTGATAAAAAATTAATAAAGGTAGTAGGAGAAAAAGAAGGTTTTGAAGGTTTTGCTAGTTTAATAGAAAAATATTCACCTAAATTAATTGTGTATGAAGAATTTAAATTGTATCCATGGAAGGCGAGGCAGAAAAGTTGGAGTACATTTCCCACAGTTCAAGTGATTGGAGTTTTGAAATATCTTGCTGAAAAAAATAATATTAAAATAATTGGGCAAGGTGCTGATATTAAAACGTATTTTGATGATAAAAAATTAAAATGGTGCGAAGTATACGAAGGATATTCATCGCATGAAAGAGATGCTATTAGGCACGGATTATATTATATAGAATTTGGTGAGGAGGGCAACTAAATTGACTAATAAAATAATGTATGAAACTACTTTAGATGGTAGACCAAAAAAATTAAGACTAACATGCGCCACTAAATATATGAGTGGAGCTTTAAACATTGCTGGAGCTAGAAGGCAAAAGGACGATACTATTACATTCCCGCCTGATCCATTCAATGTTGAGCAGTTATTAAAATATATTAATGATCTGGAACTTAGTATTGACTGTAAAAAATGGTATAATGAATATTTAGAAAAAAGAACTGAACTAGCAAAAATTAAAGAACAACAAAAGGTAAATAAAATTAAGGCAAACAGTGATTAATTATATAAGTACCAAAGCGTTGATGTTGAATTTTTGAAAAAAGGAAAAAGGATTATTGAAGCTAGTGAAATGGGAACAGGGAAAACTGTTATTGCTATTAGTAATGCTATTGAGCTTGAGGCAGAAAATATTTTAGTAGTTGCCCCAAAATCAGTACTTTATAACTGGAAAAAAGAAATTGAGTTGTGGGATGTCACCTGTAAAAATGAAAATATAATTATAACTGATGGGAGTAGAAAAAAGAGAACTGAATTGTTAGAACAGAAAGGAAAATATAAACTAATAAATTATGCTATGTTAAGAAATAAAAAATATCCTTACTTATTTAAACAGAACTGGGATCTAGTCATATTTGATGAAGCACATAGGCTGAAAGGAAGGAATACAGCACAGTCAGAAGGTGCTAGAAATTTAAGGGCTTCTAATATTAATATGTTGACAGGATCCCCCATTCCTAACCATCCACATGAATTATGGCACTTGTTACATATTTTATACCCGGAAAGATTCAGTAGTTACTGGCAATTCGTGGACAGGTTTTGTGTTACTGAAGAAAACTTTTTTGCACCTGTTCCAGATATAGTTGGAGTGAAAAACGAAGAATATTTAAAAGCAATTCTAACACCTATAATGATTCGAAATAAAAAAGAAGATGTATTAACAGAGCTACCACCAAAGACTTATCAAGAAATTGAAGTGGAGTTAGAAAAAGACCAACAAAGAATATATGATGAAATGGAAGAAGATATGCTGACATTTATCGATGGCGAAGCTCATAAAATCAGTAATGCTTTAGGTAAATTAATAAGGTTACAGCAAATAACATTGTCTCCAGAAATATTAGATTCTGAATATAAGAAAAAGAGTATTAAAACCAAAGTATTACTTAATCTGTTAGCAGATACTGATAAAAAAATTGTAGTTTTTAGCTGGTTTAAAACTTATGTTAATATTCTTGAAAGAGAACTAGAAAAAGCAGGTTATAATACAGTTGTGATAACTGGTGATGTGTCGACTGAAGATAGAGGACAAGCTGAAAAAGATTTCTGGGAGGATCCAGATACCAGAATATTTCTAGGAACAATAGGATCTGCTGGTGAAGGAATGAATTTACAAGTTGCTGACACGATCATATTTATGGACAAGAGTTGGACACCCGCACAAAATAGACAGGCAGAAGACAGAATCCACAGAGTAGGGCAAAAGGGGAATGCAACAATAATTTCATTAATTGCAAAAAATACAATTGATGTAGATAAAGAAATAACTCTAGCTAATAAAGAAGAAACTATTAATAAAGTAATGAGCATGGAAAACACTGCTAAAAGAATTTTAGCACGTCAATCCTAGGGCAAAAGCTGGGTGAATGTATACCCGGGCTAAAACATGTTAGAAAGTCTTTAGAAAGTACTTGCTTTTTGTCCAAAAGTAATATACAATATCTTTAGAAAGTACTTGCTTTTTGTCCAAAAGTAATATACAATAGTATTAGAAAGTAAGGAAAGGGGGCAAAAATAAAATGCAAACAGCAGACGCAATTAAAAAAGTTAACAAATTAAGGAGACTTTTAAAAGGAAAAAAAGTAGAGGAGATGTACATATTTGACTACGGTTCAATAAGCATTACAATATATGCTAAGGGGCAAAAGCTAAATATCGATTATAGGTATAATAAAGCATATAATGCATTAGATCTTAGTTTTTTTCTTAAAGAAAAAAATGGTATAATTAATAACTATTTATGTTTAGCATTATTTTTAGATGATGAAGAGTTGCAACTAGAAAAACACAAAAATAAGATAACTATTTACCACGATAAAGATAACAAACGTAATGCAGTGTATGAAATTATTCTTCAATAATTATTTATTTAACATTAAAAAATATTTAATTAGTTACAAAAATAAAATAAGGAGGAATAAAAAATGAAATTAAGTAAAAAATTAGCACAGGATTTTAACACAGACAGGAACTCAGTAATTGAGAAGGTGGATGAAGAAACATTCTGGGTTTCTAATACTTATACAGCAGTCAAATTACACTTATATGATTTTGTGGAATTCAGAGAAAAATGGAATAATTATAAATCTACAAAAGATATTCCTAAAGAATTTAAGGTAATAAAAATAAGTAATGGTGAATTAACTAAGCATGAAGAGCCCGTAATGGAAACTGTTATATCTGGTAACTTAAGTTATAAGTTGAAAATAACAGAGGAAGTAATAGCTAAAGTTGGGAAATTAGGAGTAAGAAAATTAGTTTCACATGATATAGGTACTGTGTATATGGGACAGGAATATGAATATATAATTACAGAATTTGAAGGTTGTGACTTATATACAGCTAAACAATTAAAACCTATTCATATATTGCTAGATGGCCATTTAAAAGCAATGATAATGCCTGTAATAGACCCCGAGAATAATGCTTGATTATAATCCGCTTATTCAAGCTAAGATAATATAAGAAAGGGAGGAATGAATTATGGATATTAGAAAAGACAATTTAAAGACATTATGGTTTGAAGATAAGGCTGGTAATTGTGTGGGTGAACCAGATTTTAAAAATGAGCATACTGTTCCAAAGAAAGCAGTGTATCAAGTTACAATATTTCCTACTGAATTAACTACTACCTATTTAAAACTCACACCTGAAGAGGGGGAGGAAATTGGGAGCAGAAAAGTTTACTCTGGTACTTCTAGCTGGCCCGAAGACCTTGTATTAGCAATAGCTAATAGTGATGATTATTTTTCATTATCCGAAGCTATTATTATCGCAGGTACATCATGTGAACGTTGTATGAATGTATTAGCTTTTGAATATGGATTGGATTGGGGATATGCAGAAGGTAGTGAAGAATGGGGAAAAACAAACACATCATGTCAATTTTGTGAAGGAATTATAGTTGGAAAAGCAGAAAACACACCTTTTCTAAGTGAACGGGATGATTCAGAATAAAAAGGGAGGAATAAAAAATGATTATTCATAACTCTGGAATATCAGCATTTAAAGAATGTAGGCGTAAATGGCAGTTACGAAATAAATATCAGCCTATTAAAATTAATGATAACTTATTTCTTGGCTCGGGAGTGCATTATGCTTTAGAAAAATACTATGCTGAAAATGATAATCTGCAAGAAGCATTTATTGAATGGTTTAATAACAAGTTGGATGAGCTTGATATTTGGGATGAGCAAATGGAAATGCTGGAAGAAAAGAAAAAATTAGGGTTAGGAATGCTAAAACATTATCAAAAATTTGCTGATAATAATGATAGCGATTATTTTACAAAGGTAGTTGATACTGAAATTGACTTTGAAATTCCTGTTAAAAACTTAAAAGGGAATACTACTCATTGTAGATATGCAGGAACTGTTGATGGCTTAGTAATTGATGAGTTTGGCTTATACTGGATTTTAGAGCACAAGACAGCCAGCAGGATTGACACTTCTCATTTACCTCTAGATGAGCAGGTTGCGAGGTATATGTGGGCTATGCAGGAAAAACTGGGTATTGAAATATCTGGTGTAATCTATAATATACTGCTTAAAAAAATTCCAACTGAACCCAGAGTTTTAAAAAGTGGCCATTTAAGCAAAGCTAAAAATATTAAGACTACCTATGCTACTTATTTGAACAGTTTGATTAATTATTATGGAAGTTTTGAAGAAATACCACTCAATGATTATAGCGATATTCTAGGTTATTTACAAGGAGAAGAAAACGAGTTTTTTAAGCGGGTTAAAGTAGAAAAAACGCAACACGAGATTGACGATATTGCTAAAAGGACTTATTTAGAATATAAGGAAATGTCGAATCCCAATTTGAGAATGTTCCCAGCTCCAAGTAGAGATTGTAACTGGAAATGTGATTTCAGGGAAGTTTGTATTTCTATGAATCAAGGACACGATTATGATTATTTACTAGAAAAAGGGTTTAAAAAAATATAAGTGGAGGTGATAATAATGAAAGGATTAGACACTAAAGGACTTGAGGAAGTTGAAGCTATTCAAAGTAGAGTTAAAAAATTATATGGGTTTGGAAGGCTTAGTGAGAAAGAGTTTAAAAAAATAATCAATAAAGTAACTGAATTAAAAACAGCAATAGAGGAGGTGATAGAGTAAATGCCTAAAATTACAAAGCCAAACAAAGTAGGATTTATAAATATGTTAGTTTATGGTGATCCAGGTTCTGGAAAAACAGTTTTTGCAGGTTCAGCTAATAATTCAAAAGATACTGGGAGAACATTATTTCTTGACGCTGAGGGAGGTGAAACATCACTTTTTAATTTTTACCCAGATATTGATGTTGTGCCGATTCATAGTATCAAAGATTTTCAAGAGGTTTATGATTTTCTGCATATGCATTTAAAACTTAAATCAATTTATACTGGTGAGCGAGAGCATAAAAAAGTAAACCAAAAACAAGCTAAAGAAAAACTGGCTAAACTAGAAGCTAAAGTATTTGATACTAATAGAGAGGAGGCAAGATTATATAAGTCTGTGGTAATGGATACTTTCACAGAAATGCAGAAATATGTAATGGCAGATATACAAGGTATTGATGCTTCTAAATTAGATTTAATAGATAAAGAAATAGATATGCCTAAACTCCAGGATTGGGCTAAAAATTCCGAAACTATTAGGGCTATTGCTAGAGCATTTAGAAATTTAGAAATGCACGTAATTTTGACTGCACATGCACAGGAGAGCAAAGATGATAAGACAGGAGCTAATCACACTTTACCAGACTTGCCGGGTAAACTGGCCCGTCAGATAATGGGTTTTGTAGATATAGTCGGATATCTATATACAGCTGAAAATGAGGAAGAAGAAAATAACGATTTCCGAAATATACTTCTTACAAGACCAAAAGGGAAATATTCTGCTAAGGATCGTTTTAATAAATTAGGCGACCATATAGAATTACCAACAATGGAAAAGATTTTCAAATTAATAAACGCTTAATATAAAAAATAGGAGGAAAAATTTATGACAATTAGTGTTGATTTTACAGGTGTACAATCTAATGATGATGATTTTGAACCATTACCGGATGGAATTTATAAGGTAACAGTTTTTGAAGTAGCTGTGAAAGAGAATAAAGCTAAGACTGGAAACTATTTAAGTTGGCAGCTAAAAGTACAAGATTCTGGATATAACAATCGTAGATTATTTTTTAATACTAGCTTAAAATCACAGGCACTTTGGAAACTAAAGCAGGTACTAAATAGACTTGCACCGGATATGGATTGGGGAAAGGAATTTAGCGTTGAAGAAATTATAACAACTGTGGAAGGACTTCCTGCTCGCGTCGAGGTAAGTTAC